GCTCCGCAGTTTCCTTTGGATCATCATCTCGACCTCGACGTCGCGCTGGTTGTACTTCTTGAATGTCGCCCATTTGCCGGGATCATCCGATGGCAGGTTCCGAGTGCGTCCGCCGTTCGCCTTGGTGGGTGCGCAGGGGACGGAGAAGTATTTGATGAGGGCCTTGCCTTCATCCATCTTCTGGTCGGCAAGCTGCAGGACTGCGCCGACGCCTTTCAAGCTGAGAGGGAGTCCCATTGTCGCCGCCCAGACCATCGAGCAGCGCCAGCCCTCCGGATTCAGGAACCGGGCATGCTCCAATGACAGCGGATGATTGTCATGGAACGGGTCAAGGCCCCGGCCCATGTCCCGCAGGTAGCGCGACAGGCAGACGCGTTCGAAGTTTGCGTTAAATGCCCATTTGAGAACCGTGTCATCGGTCAGCGCGTCGAGAATGTCTTCGGGGATGTCTTCGCCGGATGCAAGGTCGATGACCTGCACGGGTCCGCCGTCCACGCTGTAGCCGAACAGGAGAATCTCGAAGGCAGGCGAACTGCAATAGCGATAAACGCCGCATTTGCCAAGATCGACGTCGCTGAACGTCTCGATATCTATGCTGATTGTCTTCACAATTTTCACCTCAATTCACGAATAAGGCGGCAGGGAGATAGGTCCCTGCCGCCCGCCAACAGCTTTATGTTCTGTGGATTAGCTGCGATGCGCTTCGAGTTCCTTCATGCGGCGCTCGTGGTACTCCTTGTCGCGCTCCTCCTGATGGAGCCTGAGTTCCTTGTCCTCCCGGTAGGAGCGGGCGCTCGTGACCGAGATGATGATCAGGAGCGCGATGCCGCTGAGGCCGAGCAGGTCGTAGATGATGCAGAGAATCATGTTCATGATGGTTTCCATTGGCTTGCCTCCTTAGTTCAGGAAATCGTCGTCGTTGTCGGTTGTGAAATCCGCGAAGTCGGATTCTGCGCTGGCCTTGCTGCCGAGCGGCTCGCCATCACGGATCTTCTGCAGGTTGTTCAGGCCGCAGGCGATGCCGCGGTTCCCGGAGGAGTTGAACGCGTAGAACGTGATGCTGGCTCTGCCGTACACGCCGGAGTACACCTCGCTGCGGGAAAGAATCGGATTCAGGTCCGCGTCCACGATGCCCGGAGCGGTCGTTGCGTTCGCATTCACGAAGTAGGAGCCGCGGTAGGCCTCGTCGTCCGGACGCTCCGCGTCGCCGTCACGAAGCGGCGTCTTGATCACAGACAGCGCGGGAACGGACTTGCTGTTGCCCTTGAGCTTGGCTTCGCCCTCCTTATAGGCAGCCTCGATGGCGGCCTTGACCTTGGCGACCGTCACGGTGTCGGACTTCGGGATGATGAGGCTTACGCTGTATTTCGGCGTTCCGCCGTTGATGGACTTCGGCTCCCAGACGTTCGCGTAGGACCAGCGGGTGTTCGGGCCAGTGATAACCTTCATCGGATTGTGCATAGTTGTCTTACTCATGATTTTTGACCTCCTTGAAGTCGTTTTTTGCTGTATTCATCGCCGGACGCTTGTCGGAGTCCGGGACGAGTGTTGGTTTGCCCTGCGGCTTCTCGATGAAGCCTGACAGGAGTTCATTGAACCGGTTCTTTCCGAGGAGCTTCTGCATGGCAGTAATGCCGAGCAGCTTCTTCTCATACGGGTCGAATCCGGCGTCTTCGACCGTCTTGGCGACGGCGGTTTCATTGGCGTACTTGCGGACGGACCTGCCCTCTACGAGCTTGAAGCCGCGCCACTCCTTGCCGGAAAGCGCCTGCTGGAGCGCGTACTCCTTGATGTCGGACGCCCACGAGACCAGCTCGTCCACCTGGGAAAGGATGACCTCGATCTCCGCGTCGGAGAGCTCCGGCGGCAGCCTGAACTCATGCTGCGCGAGCTTCAGGTTCTCCTCGGCCCGTTTCCTGCAGATGGTCTTCGCCTTGCAGAACCGGCACCACGGGCCGCAGGAGAATTCCCCCTTGCCGTCCCAGGCCAGCTCCGCCGTAGGCTTCAGAACCTCGTCCGCCCATGCGAGCAGGTCATTCTTGCTGATCTGCCATTCGCTGACGTTCTGCCGTCTCGGCTGGTAGATCGACATGGCGACCGAATCGATGTCGTAGATGTCGTCGAACAGCTCCAAGGCACCCAGCGAGTAGCATTTGAGCTGCGGATTGTCCTCCGCCGACACGGCGATGCCGGTGCCGTACTTCAGATCGATGATCCGGAGCGTGCCGTCCGCGATGATCAGCGCATCGGATGTGCCGAAGCCCTGTCTCACCCAGCGGGAGTAGTCCACGCGCTGCTCGACCAGAACAACCGGATCAGAGCAGGCCTCTTTTGCGGCCTCGACCTTTTCCAGTACGTAGCTGACATAGCCGTCTGTTGCTTCCTCCATCTCCTCGTTGTAGAAGGCGAGGTCCTCGGTCGGGTCCTGTGCCGGGTAGCCGAGCGCCTTGCGGAGCTTGTATTCGGCGAGCGCGTGAGCGCAGGTGCCTTCCAGTGCGTAGTCGCTTCCTTTGTCCTCGAATCCCTCGCTAAGCCGTACCGACGGCGGGCAGTGAATCCACCGGTCGGAGCTTGATGCGGAGAGGACCGCATGCTGTCTTTCAGAATTCATTGAGTCCCTCCACATCAAAGAGCAGGGCCTCGTAGTCCTTCGGATCGACAGCCGACAGCTTGCTCGCACCGTACTTGTGGAGCAGCTCGCGGATCTGCGCCGTATAGCCTGCGCGCGACCGTTCGGCGAGAACCTTCCTCACATCCTCCAGCTTCAGCTCCTTCTTCGGCTCAGGCTCGGCCTGCGTCTCTTCAGGCTGCGGAGCGGGTCCCTCGTCGTTGCCGGAGAACTGCTGGTAGAGCCAGTCGGCCGCGCTGTTAATAGCAGCGGCGGCATCGCGCAGTTCCTTGATGGTCTGATCCATTTCTGCCATTTTTGACATTCTCTTTGCCTCCTTCCAATGGTTGTCTGTCTGCGGCAAGGATCGAGAGGTTCCTTGCCAGTCTTGCGGATACATGGCTTATCGCGATAAGAACGGCGATAACCTCGGTGTCCGCGGGACTTCTGTTGCGTGTCGTGTTCATCACGTTTCCTCCAATCCGGAGCATCTGTTTTCGTGCTCCTTACACTTCCCACTGGAGGCGGGCGGGCCGTTTTGACGAAGGGAAAAGAAGAATTTCAGAAAAAAGCTCCGGCCACCACGATGGGCAGCCGGAGCCGCATGATTAGAACCAGTCGGGGAACTCCTGAGACAGCTTCCCCTCGGCCTTCTTCAGACGGGACAGGAACGTCGTGCGCTTGATGCCGACGATGTCGGCGATGGCCTCGTCGGAGAGGCCTTCCTCGCGGAGCTCTCCGATACGCTTGGCCTCCGGCATGAGCTCCTGCAGACGCTCGAACAGCTGGTCCAGCTCCGCCTTCTCGGAAAGCACCTCTTCAATAAGAGGAGCGCCGTCCGGAACGTAATCGGCGAGCGTTCCTTCGCCGTCAGGCAGTGGATCGTCAAGAGAGACGGTCGTGTTGTTGCGGAATTCGCAGTCGAGGCAGTTGCCGTCGCACAGCCACCATTTGCTGCGCGGGCAGAAGCACTCGCCGCGATACTGCATGCGTTTCCTCAGCGCCGTGCGCCAGCGGTCGTACTCGCGATACTGGTCCTCCGGGATCTCGTACCACTGCTTGGTGGTCTTGTCGTAGATGCGATACTTCTTGGATTCTTTTGTCATGAATTTTTCCTCCTGTGATTTGCTTTTGCGAAGCAGTCACAGGGGGAATTCACAGACTGTTGATCCCAGAGTCACGCAAGATCATTGAAACCGAGCACGGATTTCGATATAATAGGAATTGGTAGGAAACGTTCAGAAATGCTCCGAACCATGTATCCCATGCGAAATCCGCCAGCTGAGCGATTTCTCCCGTGATCACTTCACAGGACTCACCAAATCGTTCGCAAGGTCGGCTGCCATAGTTCGTAAGGTTCTTAAGGTTCGGGTTTTGAAAAAGCAGAGGAAAATAGTGACAACAGATGGAATACCAAGGCTATGCGGCGGAACGTTCTTCGTACTCCTGCTGCAGGCATTAAAGAATAGGAAAAGCGCCCGAGAGCATTACAAAGGAGATCGTGATGGCCTCTCTGACCCGGAAGTGCTCATCGGGCTTATCAAGGTAATCAATCCTGATTACGAGCCGCCAAGGCTCGAGCGGATAAAGACAAAGACAAATGATTTCAAGGCATGCAAGCTGTCGAAGGGTGAGTATCTTCCCTTTGGAAACACACCGGAAGTAGAAGTGTTTGACGAAAGAATCAGAACGGAATACGGGTCTGCGCTGATTCCTATGACGGATTTCGTGAATGAGTTTCTCGACCTCGGAGAAACCGTGCATAAGGATGTCAGATTGGTAAAAGCACTGATTGAACTTGTCCAGTGTGACGACAGCATTGCATCGGATGAAGGATTCTTCATCCGCGACGATGGAGGGCAAATAAAAAAGGCCGCACTTGGCGACCTGACAAAAGTGTGCTATCCAGCATTTTTGCTTGGAATCTGGCACTATGTAGTTGTGAATCGGAAGGACAATAGCATCGGAAAACCTACATATGATGAATGGTGCCCAGAGAATGGCGGTGGCCCGAGAAACTACTCAGGCAATATGGGCAAAGGCATTACAGCTGACATCAGGACATATATGCCGGAGCCCACGGATGCGGAACCGGCGGATGATGCCCAGCCTGATAATGAGTCAAATGAAGATGAGCAAGAGGACGACAATCAGTCTGCCGCATTTTCGCAGCAGGTAATCAATAATCCTCTGTTTATTCAGCAAAACGGGGATAACAATACGATTCTGCCAAACTACGGCACAGTAAATTTGACAATCGGCGGAAAGAAAGGAGCCGCGGATGAGTGACAAACTTGAAGTAATATCAGCCTCCAATCTTCCGGACGACAGGAAGCCAGATGTGACACAGACCGGCAATGAGAATGTGGCCATTGCAAACTACGGCACAGTTCAAATGCAGGTCAACCAGCAGTTTTGTGGAATGCCACAGCTTGGAGGACAGTTTTATGTGCCACCGCGGATAAACCGCGAGTATTACAACATCTTTGTCATCGGCACTGAGGAGTACGACAAGCCTTATTTCAAAGTCCCGCGGGATCGAGCTTTGTCCGAGTGCATGTCTAAGGAGACAAAAGAAAAATTCTCTGGCATGACGAAAGAGGACAAGCAGCAAATCATTATGATGCCGTCTCTTTTCATGGCGGAGAATCATCAGTACGGTAATGCCGATGATGGCCAGAAGGTCATATACGGTTTTGTGTCGGATTACAAGATCTACGAAAATGATGTGAAGGTCTTCTGGTGCGGGTACAGACTGGACATTCCTCAGATACGGCTGAATGAGCTTCTGGAAGAGCTGCAGCTTATCGGAGACAACCGGTTCAACGAGATGAATCGGACGCATTGGGCAATAAAGAGATGCGACCTGATACAAGAACTTCAAGAAGCAGGCATCGAGATTCCGGTATTTACATATGGAACATCGAATTGAGACACGGAGGAACAGTATGAAAGACGAAGTTCAGAGAACAATGACGGCAGACGAAATGCCTGAAAAATGGGTGAACCTCGAAGATATAGCGGACTATCTGAGCGTCAGCAACGACACGATAAGAAACTGGATTAAAGACGGGAAGCTTCCTTATTACAAGGCGGGCAAGCGTTACAAATTCAAGATTTCGGAAGTGGACGAGTGGCTTCGCAAAGGAAAAATCACCGAATGATAGAACATAGTAAAGGGAGGAGGAACCGGGTATGCAGGATAAGATGACTTCGCTGATCACAAAGATAAAACTTGATGCCTCTACGGAAGCCTATACTTTTCATGATGAGGAAGTCTGTCCGACCTACATCAATTTCTTCTTCGGAAAGAACGGAGCCGGGAAAAGCAGTATAGCGGATGCATTCAGGCACCCAGAGTGCCTTGAATGGAAAACCGGCATCAGTCCGGCAAACTATTCTGTTCTGATTTACGATAAGACCTTCGTCAGCCAGAATTTTGCAGACTATGGCAATCTGAAAGGTGTTTTTACGCTGAGCCAGGAGAATGTCGAAGCAAGGCAGAAAGCGGAGGCTGCAGCGCAGGAACGGACGCAGGTCGCACAGGATGGTAAGAAAGCTGCTGAAGCCAGAGACAAAAAGCATGGAGAATTAGCTCCGCTGCTGGAGAATTTCAGAAACGTCTGCTGGGAAGGCGCACGCGAATATCGCAAGGACTATGACCAGACGCAGGATAAGAAGAAGTCCCGCGAGCGGTTTACCGACGAGGTGCTGTCTGGAGACTATTCTCCAGTCGACCATAACGACACAGCCATAAAGGAGCTCTATGACGTAGCTTTCGATCCGGATGCCAGAAGATACGATCTGTTCAAGTCGTCTTCTGAGATTTCCGTCAGCTATGATTTGTCCGGGCTTTCGCTGCTTGCCGAAGCAATTACGAGCAGCGGCGGGACGGAATTTGCTAGATTCATGAAAGTACTGAACGCTTCAGAGTGGGTTCGCCGTGGCCACGATGCCTATGTTCATAAAGCTGACGGAAAATGTCCGTTCTGTCAGCAGAAGCTGCCAGACGATTTTGAGGCATCTATGGCAAGCGCATTTGATGAAAGCTATCAGGAGTCGCTAAACACGCTGCGTACTCTGCAGTCTAACTATGGCGCGAAAATGAAGGCGCTTGTTGCGCTGTACCAAGGCAATCTTGACGACGCCTATCCCAAGGCAGAGGAACTGGCTGTTTATGGAACAAAATTGGCAGAGCTTCAATCCTGCATTCTTGAAAATAATCAGCTGATTGCCGATAAGATTTCTTCACCGGTAAAGGTAATAGAGCTGAAGGATGCCGATGCGATTATTTCAGAACTGGATGCGTTGGTTTTACAAATCAACAGACAGATTCAGAATAACAATGACATTGTCGCTGCAAAATCCAGCAAGCAAAGTGAGTGCAGCCGCATGGTCTGGGAAAAGATCGCCTTCATCCTGAAGGACTATGTTGCCGACTATATCAATTCGAAAAAGAAGATCGAGGATGAAGAAGCGGTGCTGCAAGAAAAGGTCAAGGATCTCCAGACACAATATCGCTCTCTGACACAGGAGATAAACGACCTGAATGCCGGGATTATCAACACGGCTGATACGGTACGAAGCATGAATGGCTACCTGAAAGACTCCGGATTCGAAGGATTCAGCCTGCACGAAAAAGAAGGCGTCAAAGGTGGATATGAAGTCATACGCGATGACGGTAAAGTGGCCGTGAATCTAAGTGAGGGCGAGCGCAACTTCATCGCGTTTCTCTACTTCTATCATGTAGTTCGCGGCATGCGGTCAGAAACAGACTCTGGCAAAAACAAGATCGTCGTAATCGATGATCCGGTTTCAAGTATGGATAGTAGCGCCCTCTTCATCGTAGGTTCTCTGGTCAGGGAAATGATAGGAATATGTGCAAATGTTGCTGATCCGGTTGAAAACGAGAATCCGATATTCGCTGGAAGGTACATCGAGCAGATCTTTATCCTGACGCATAACGCCTACTTTCATCAACAGGTCGTATATGATCAGGTGGGCCGGTACAGATACGTTTCGCTGTACAAGATTAACAAGAAGAACAACGTGTCCTCAGTTGAACTTTGTGTCACTCCTGCAGGCAGGATTAGCGAAAGAGACAGAAACTATGATCCGGTACAGGGTTCCTATCATGCGCTTTGGCGCGAATACGAACTGCTGGATTCGCCAATCCCGCTGATGAATGTCATGCGCCGGATTCTGGAGCACTACTTCATACAGCTTTGCGGGTACGATAGCGCCGCAATGAGTACGAAGGTGCTGGAAGCTGTAAAGAAAAAGATTGATGAGGAATCCAGCGGCATGGTGCCGGATTACACGAAATACCATCTGGCAGGTGCCATGCTCTCCTATATCCGGCATACAGATTCTTTTAATGAAGGGCTGTACTTTGTCGACGAAAGCATCGACTGTGACCAGTACCGGGATGTGTTCCACACGATTTTCATGGTGATGGATCAGGAGCAGCATTACAAGAGAATGATGGAAGAAGTCGGATAAGGTTGTCCACGGCACTTGGCCCACGGAATAGATTACATATGGAAGGCGAGAAAGGTTAATGAAGATATTTGATAATGTTACGAACATCGTTCGAGACGACATGAAAAAAACGATAAAGCGGAATAGTAAGGTTTCCGTGGCAGCGGCTTGCTTTTCTATGTATGCCTATAGTGAATTGAAGAAGCAGCTCGAAAGCATTGATGAGTTCCGCTTCATCTTCACATCGCCGACCTTTGTAACAGAGAAAGCGAAAAAGCAAAAGCGCGAGTTTTACATTCCTCGGCTCACTCGTGAGCAGAGTCTTTACGGCACGGAATTTGAAATTAAGCTGCGTAATGAAATGACGCAGAAGGCAATCGCAAAAGAGTGCGCCGACTGGATCAGGAGAAAGGCCACATTTAAATCAAATACAACCACCGAGAACATGGCGGGATTCATGGTTACCGACTCCGGAACTGAAAAAACAGCTTACATGCCTTTGAACGGATTCACGACGGTAGATATTGGATGTGAACGCGGCAACAATAGCTACAATATGGTGAACAGCCTCGAGACTCCATTCGCGGCGCAGTACTTGCAGGTCTTCGATTCTCTTTGGAACGATAAAGAAAAGCTGCAGGACGTCACTGATGTTGTTCTGGAAAACATTACGAATGCTTATAATGAAAATTCGCCGGAGCTGATCTACTTCATTACGCTTTATAACGTATTCAGTGAATTTCTGGAGGACGTCTCTGAGGACGTGCTGCCGAACGAAGCAACCGGTTTTAAGAACAGCAAAATCTGGGATATGCTTTACGATTTCCAGAAAGACGCAGCGCTTGCCATTATCAACAAACTCGAAAAGTACAACGGCTGCATTCTGGCCGACAGTGTCGGTCTTGGTAAAACCTTCACGGCTCTCGCTGTCATTAAATACTATGAAAATAGAAATAAATCTGTCCTTGTACTCTGCCCGAAGAAGCTGGCAGAAAACTGGAATACATATAAAGATAACTACGTCAACAATCCCATCGCTGCAGATAGACTCCGCTATGATGTTCTTTTCCATACCGATCTTTCGCGCGATCACGGTACATCAAACGGTCTTGATCTCGACCGGCTCAACTGGGGAAACTATGATCTTGTAGTTATTGACGAGTCACATAACTTCCGAAACGGCGGAGAACTTTCCGGCGAGGACCAGAAGGAAAACCGCTATCTAAAACTTCTGAATAAAGTTGTGCGCGCTGGAGTGAAGACGAAAGTACTCATGCTGTCAGCAACTCCTGTCAATAACCGGTTTAACGACCTCAAGAATCAACTTGCTCTCGCATATGAAGGAACGCCGGAGCTGATTGATGAGAAGTTGAATACGTCAAAGTCGATCGACGAGATATTCCGCCAGGCTCAGACCGCATTCAACGCTTGGAGCAAGCTCCCAGCTGAGGAACGGACAACGGATAACCTGCTGCGTCGACTAGACTTTGATTTCTTTGAAGTGCTCGACTCTGTAACCATTGCACGGTCACGAAAACATATTGAGAAATACTACAACACAGAGAAGATCGGCAAGTTCCCGGAACGGCGCAAACCAATCTCACTTAGGCCGAGCCTGACGGATCTTCCGAGCGCCATCAACTACAACGAAATATATGAGCAGCTTTCTCAGCTTCAGCTGGAGATTTACACGCCTTCTGCCTATATCTTCCCGAGCAAGATGCAGAAATATATTGATCTGACACATCACAAGGGAAACAATCTGACGCAGTCTGGACGTGAAGAAGGTATCCGCAGGCTGATGAGTGTCAATCTCCTCAAGCGGCTGGAAAGCTCGGTCTCATCCTTTCGGCTTACACTGGAACGCATCCGCAAATTCATTATGGAGACAATCGAGGGAATCACTCAGTACGAGAAATATGGAGAAGCAAACATCGACATGTATGAAGCTGATTCCGACGACTTCGACATGGCGGACCAGAACACCGACTACTTCACCGTTGGACGTAAAGTAAAAATTGACCTTGCCGATATGGATTACAAGAGCTGGAAGGACGTGCTGCAAAAAGATGCGGATACGCTCGAACTTCTGATTCTCATGATTGCGGATATTACGCCGGAACATGACACGAAGCTGCAGGAGCTCTACAAGCTCATCTCACAGAAGATCGAGAATCCGATCAATCCAGGCAACAGGAAGGTGCTGATCTTCACAGCGTTCTCCGACACGGCAGAGTACCTGTACGATAATGTCAGCCGTTACGTCATGGACAAGTACGGCCTCAACAGCGGCATGATCAGCGGCACGGTCGACGGCAGAACCACGCTGAAGAACTTCAAGGCGACGTTTAACAACATCCTCACATGCTTCTCGCCGGTTTCCAAGGACCGAGATGTCCTTATGCCGGAGAGCAAGAAGGACATCGATATCTTGATCGCAACCGACTGCATCTCCGAAGGCCAGAACCTGCAGGACTGCGACTACTGCGTCAACTACGACATTCACTGGAATCCAGTTCGTATTATCCAGCGATTCGGACGTATCGACCGTATCGGCAGCAGGAACAAGCAGATCCAGCTCGTGAACTTCTGGCCGGATCTGACGCTTGACGAGTACATTAATCTGAAAGCCCGTGTTGAAACAAGGATGAAAATATCCGTTCTGACTTCTACTGGTGACGACAATCCGATCAGCCCGGAAGAAAAAGGAGACCTGGAATATCGCCGCGAGCAGCTTAAGAAGCTGCAGACCGAAGTGGTGGATCTGGAAGACATGTCAGGCGGGATATCCATCATGGATCTCGGTCTTAATGAATTTAGACTTGATCTTCTCGAATACATCAAGACGCATCCGGACCTCGACCATATGCCATTCGGTCTGCATTCCGTGGTGCAGAAGACAGAAGACCTGCCAGAAGGAGTGCTCTTCGTACTGAAGAATCGCAACAACGGTGTGAACATTGACAGTCTGAATCGCATTCACCCGTTCTACATGGTCTATATCAGTCTGGAAGGTGAAGTCGTCTGCGACTATCTGAATCCGAAGAAGCTACTTGATGATATGAGGCTTCTGTGCCGTGGAAAAGCTGAACCGATTGTGGAGGTCTACGATCGTTTTAATAAAGAAACCGATGATGGCAGGAACATGCGTGAAATGTCAGCGCTGCTTTCCGATGCCATCAATTCAATCATAGATACCAAGGAAGAAAGCGATATCGACAGCCTCTTCAAGAGCGGCGGCACATCCGCACTGCTCTCGGAGGTGAAAGGAATCAACGACTTCGAGTTGGTGACCTTCCTCGTGGTAATGTAAAGGAGGAGCTTATGCTGGGACTGCCAAAATCAACAGAATTCAATAAGCGAATCCCAAAACAGAAATTCTACGAAAATCTGACTGTCAGCCCGACACTCAAGCGGAGCTTTGTCGACCAGATACGAATTATTTACTGGGCGAATAAAATTGCTCCGTCAATTCTTAATCTGGCAGAAGGAAAGAATGTCACTGAGATAGAAGTATTCCATATCCGGCTCAATCAAAAAACACTCGACGAGAATGTGCTGAAGCAGATTGACCGGGAGATCCCGTATCATATTCTCTTTGTACTGGAGTATGACGGAAAGTACAAAGCTGTGATTGGCTACAAGGAAGCCGCAGGCAGTGGCAAAGCTGCGTTCAAGGTTGACAGATATTATCAAACGGAATGGATGCCCGAAGATAAACTGCCAGTGCATCTTGACGGGCTGAACATCGACACGGTCTACGAGAACATCGTACGGCAGATTGCGGGAGACGTTCTGCAGGCCGCTACGCCGCGGGAATCACTGAAGGAATCAGTTGCAAGGGACGACCGCAGAGATGCTTTGCAGAAGCAGATAAACAAGCTGCAGGCAAAGATCCGGAAGGAAAAGCAGCTGAATCGGCAGATGGAAATGAACGCCGAGTTGAAGAAACTGAGAAGGGAATTGGAGGAACTTAATACATGAAATTAAGCAAGCGTACGCTTGAGGAACTTAAAAACATTATAAATGGTGACAATACAGCATTCTCAATTGGCAACAAGATTCAGCCCAGATAAGCAAACTGCTCTAATATGTATGCAAGTTCTAAAAGCAGCCATTTACCAGATTGGCAATTATAGAAAGCAATTGCAAGGAGGAAACTGACAATGGATAAAATGAGAATGGAATCCGAGGATATCCAGCAGGACAACGTCGCGAAGATAGCCGCGCTGTTCCCAAACTGCGTCACCGAGACGCGAGACGAGAACGGACATCTGAAGAAAGCAATTAATTTTGAGCTGTTAAAGCAGATGCTCTCTGACTCTGTAATTGACGGCGACGAGGCCTATGAGTTTACGTGGGTTGGCAAGAAAGCATCCATCGTGGAGGCGAACCGTCCTATCCGTAAAACACTCCGCCCGGTGAAAGAAGATAGCATCAACTGGGACACGACGGAGAACCTCTATATCGAGGGCGACAATCTCGAAGTGCTTAAGCTCCTGCAGGAAAGCTACCTTGGCAAAGTCAAAATGATATACATCGACCCTCCGTACAACACGGGGCACGACTTTATCTACAACGACGACTTCAAAGTATCCAGCGAAGAATATGCGGATGAGTCGGGTGAGGTCGATGAAGAAGGCAATCGCATGTTTAAAAACACAGACTCCAATGGGCGTTTTCATTCTGATTGGTGCTCGATGATCTATTCAAGACTCATGCTGGCGAGGAATTTGCTTAGTGAGGATGGAGCTATTTTTGTCAGTATTGATGATAATGAAGTTGATTCATTAAAAAACATATGTAATGAGATTTTTGGATTACCCAATTTCGTTGCAGAGATACCATGGCAATCAAGAGCATCAATACAAAATGATACTGATTTTAGCGTAAATCATGAGTATATATGTGTTTACGCAAAAAACAGACGACAGGAAAACAGAAGACTTAAAGAAAGTAATTATGCTGAGTGGCATCGGAGAGATAGCTTTGTTTGTAAACCGTTGCCACTTGATGGGAGCAAATTTGATAATCCTGACAATGACCCAAGAGGGCCATGGAAAGCAGACCCCTTTGATGCTCCTAATGTAAGACCAAATTTGACTTATATAGTGACTAATCCCAATACGGGAGAACAGCACCTCCCACCGAGTGGGAGGCACTGGAGAATTTCTCCAGATAAATTCTCCAGTGCCTTAGCCGACGGACGCATAATTTTCGGGAAAGACGGGAAAGGCCGTCCGCAAATGAAGTCTTTTTATGAGGAAAAGAAGGAATTTGGATCTGTTGATAATTCATGGTTCAGTGCGGATAGAGTGGGCACAACAACAAGCGGGACTAAGGAACTTATGTCTTTGTTTGATGGAAAGACATTCTTTGATAAACCAAAGCCTACAACTTTATTGCATAAACTGATAGATTTGGCAAATACGCAAAGCGGGGATATTATCCTCGACTTCTTCTCGGGCTCCGCCACCACTGCTCACGCAGTTATGCAGTTAAACGCCGAAGATAGCGGCAACCGTAAATTTATCATGGTGCAGTTGCCGGAAGAGACGGATGAAAAGAGCGAAGCATACAAAGCTGGCTACAAAAACATCTGCGAGATTGGTGAAGAGCGCATCCGCCGAGCGGCAAAGAAAATCCATGAGGATAATCCTGACACAAAGTTTGACGACGGTTTTCGTGTCCTGAAGCTCGATGACTCCAACATGAATGATGTTTACTATGCTGCCGGAGATTATACTCAGGATATGCTTAAAATGATGGAATCCAATGTAAAGCCTGACCGAAGTGATCTTGATCTTTTATTTGGATGCCTGCTTGATTGGGGACTTCCTCTGTCACTGCCGTATACATCAGAAACTATCGAAGGCTGCACCGTTCACACATACAACGAAGGTGATCTGATTGCATGCTTTGACGAGAACGTGCCGGAGTCGGTTATCAAGGCCATTGCCAAACGTCAGCCGCTTCGTGCCGTGTTCCGTGATTCCAGTTTTGCCAGCAGTCCGGAGAAGATCAATGTCGGTGAGATATTCAAGTCCCTTGCGCCGGATACAAGAGTCAAGGTCATTTAAGGAGGTGGCAGAATGAAGCTGCAATTTAAGCATCAGAAGTTTCAGGCTGACGCCGCCAAAGCCGTCGTAGATGTTTTTGCCGGGCAGCCATACCTCACGCCCACCTACATGATGGATAGAGGAACCGGAACCTATCAGCTCGGCATGAACGAGGACGATGACTTCACGGGCTGGTCGAACGCAAAGATCGTGCCAGAACTGTCCGACGGACAGATACTTGAGCATATCAGGAAGATCCAGCGTGATGGGCAGATCGAGCCGTCACAGTCGCTCGAAGGCAAATACAACCTGACCATCGAGATGGAGACCGGCGTCGGAAAAACCTATACCTACATCAAGACCATGTACGAGCTGAATAAGGCATACGGTTGGACGAAGTTCATCGTGGTCGTGCCGTCTATCGCCATCCGCGAGGGTGTTTACAAGTCGTTTCAGGTGACGCAGGACCACTTTGCCGAGGAATACGGGAAGAAGATACGCTTCTTCATCTACAACTCCTCTCAGCTTACTGAGATAGACCGTTTTGCCTCGGACAGCTCCATCAATGTGATGATTATCAATTCGCAGGCGTTTAACGCCCGCGGAAAGGACGCGCGACGCATTTACATGAAACTCGACGAGTTCCGTTCCCGCCGCCCGATCGATATCATCGCCAAGACGAATCCAATTCTGATTATCGACGAGCCGCAGTCCGTCGAGGGCAAGCAGACGAAAGAACGTTTGAAGGAATTCCATCCGCTTCTGACGCTGCGGTATTCTGCCACACCGAGGGAGTACTACAACCTGATTTATCGTCTTGATGCGATGGACGCTTACAACAAGAAGCTCGTCAAGAAGATCGCCGTCAAGGGTATCACGGAAAGCGGGACGACGGCTACTGAGAGCTTCGTTTATCTGGAAGGACTGAACCTTTCCAAATCAGCTCCAACAGCAACCATACAGTTCGACTGCAAGCGCACATCCGGAATCAAGCCGATGAGCGCTACCGTGACGGAGGGCTACAACCTCTTCGACCATTCCGGCGAGCTGCCCGAGTACCGTGACGGCTTCGTGGTCAAGCGCATCGACGGCAGAGATGATTCCATCGAATTTATCAACGGCATAAAGCTTTACGCTGGAGACGTGATCGGCAAGGTGGACGAGAACCAGCTGCGCCGTATCCAGATACGAGAGACCATCCTCTCCCATATCGAGCGTGAGAGGGAACTGTTCAATAAGGGAATAAAGGTACTTTCGCTGTTTTTCATTGACGAAGTAGATCACTACCGGATCTATGATAAGAATGGACAGCCTCAGAATGGTATCTTTGCCGACATGTTCGAGCAGGAATATGCGGATGTGGTCAAGAATATGCAACGGGAGTTTGAAGATGATGAATATATAAAGTATCTGGATTCAATTCCTGTAGAAAAGACTCATGCAGGATATTTTTCAATTGATAAAAAAGGACATATGATTAATGGAAAAGTAAAGAAGAAAGAGAAAACTTCAGACGATATAGATGCCTACGATTTAATCATGAAGAACAAGGAATTGTTGCTTGACCGCGATCCGAAGCGTTCGCCCGTGCGATTCATTTTCTCTCATTCTGCGCTGCGAGAAGGATGGGACAATCCGAACGTCTTTCAGATTTGTACACTGAAATCGTCAAGCAGTGAGGTTCGCAAACGTCAGGAAGTAGGACGCGGCATGCGTCTTGCCGTTAATCAGGATGGCGAGCGTCAGGATGCAAGCGTTCTTGGAAATGATGTACAGAACGTTAATGTGCTGACCGTTATTGCGAGCGAAAGCTATGAAAGCTTTGCTAAGGGCCTGCAGTCTGAAATTGCAGAAGACATCATCGATAGGCCTCGTGCGGTGACAAGGGATCTGTTTCTGAACCGTGTTGTCACGGACGACCACGGCAATGAGATGACGATTGATTCTGATACGGCTTCAGCAATTATGTACGAAATGACCGTCAATCGCTATGTGGATCGGAAAGGAGTCCTCACAGACAAGTACTATGAGGACAAGGCAAATGGCGCTCTGAAGATGGCTGAGGAAGTCAAAGGATTCGAGGCAGCAGTCGTAGATATTGTTGACTCCATCTATGATGCCAAGGCAATGTCACCTGAAAATGCCCGCAGCAACAATGTGGAACTCAAGGTGGATGAAGAAAAACTGAACAGTAAGGAGTTCAAGGCACTCTGGTCAAGAATCAATGCGAAGTCCGTTTATGTGGTGGATTTTGATACGGATGAGCTTATTCGCAAATCAATCACAGCCCTCGACAGCAAGCTACGCGTGGCGAAGATTTATTTCAAGATTGAATCCGGCTCGATGGCGGAGATCAAATCGAAGGAGCAGCTGCGATCCGGCCAGGCATTTGCCAGGGATGCTTCATCTACTTTCGGAACAAAGCAGGCGATCGTAGCCAGCAAGAGCGTAACGTATGATCTTGTTGGAAGGATTGTGGAATCTACTGGGCTTACCCGGAAGGCTGTCATTCAGATTCTGACCGGCATTAATAAGGCTACGTTCGACCAGTTCAAGTACAATCCGGAGGAGTTTATCCTTAAGGCATCGCAGCTGATCAATGACGAAAAAGCGACTGCAATTATCGAGCATATCACCTACAGTGTGATGGATGACCACTACGGCACAGACGTCTTCACCGAGCCGACCATCAAGGGCAAGCTTGGCACAAACGCCATGAAAGCTAAGAAGCACCTGTACGACCATATCGTCTACGACTCGACGAACGAGCGCGACTTCGCATCGCAGCTCGATACGAGTACGGATGTTGCAGTCTACGTGAAACTGCCAGATGGATTCTACATTTCCACTCCGGTAGGGCATTACAATCCAGACTGGGCGATCGCTTTTTATGAAGGCTCCGTCAAACACATTTATTTTGTAGCGGAGACGAAGGGCTCGATGTCGTCAATGCAGCTTCGATTAATTGAGGAGTCCAAGATTCACTGCGCCAGAGAGCACTTCAAGGCAATATCGAATGACAGTGTCGTATATGATGTTGTAGATAGCTACAAGTCATTGATGGAAAAAGTGATGAAATAAGCGAGATGGTATAATTGGCATATAGTATAGATACTATGTTATGTGGAGCTGTTGTTGTGTTTATGGGGTTGGCTGTTTAATAGGATGGCAATGTGCAGAAGGAAAAAGATCAATGATTTGAGATAATTGCCGTATATTGCCATCCAATTCTATAAATGCAATTATGATTCATGAGGAAGGAGTTATGATTCTATGGAGATTAATAAGAAGACAATGGAACTGATTTGTCGTTTAGAGAGTATCATTGGTGAACAATGCAGCAATGATGATTCATATAATGGATGGACAAATGAATATGGCTGTGATTATCGGTATCCAGTTACTTATAATATCAGCGACACTGATAGTTCAAAGTCGAGAGGTATTGCACCTATATCAAACCCCCAATATATTAGAACATTACGATATAGATTTGGAGCTAATAAATTGTATATTGGTAATGGAATCATACAGGTATTGGAATATCTTGAAGATCGATATGGTATAGATTTTTCAGAACTTGAGAATAATAAGGATGAATGAGAGAAACAAATGCCAGGAATAATAAATGTTTGCTTAGGGATGTCGGAACTAAATCGAGAAGATAAAACCGTCCCAGTAAATTATCAATCGACAGAAGAAAAAGTAATTGATATTTGTAATAAAGCTTTTCAAACTATTGAAAATAAGGGAGCATGAAATTCTTTCTGTAATTTGGGGCCTTTCATGAGATGAGATATATCTGAATGGGAAAAACTTCCCTTCAGCATCTGTCTACTGTACCAGAAGGACGGTCACGGCAATTCTGAAAGGTATCTCACCGCTTAAGTTTGCTATGTATGTTAACAATCCTGAGGAGTTCATTTCCAAGGTGTCGCGGCTAATCAATGAAGAAAAGGCTACCATGATTGTTGGCGATATTACCTATAACAAGACAGACGGAACTTACGACTCAGAGATTTTTACCGCGGAGAAGAACAAGGACTTCTCCAGGGCATATCTGGCTAAGAAAAATGTGCAAGATTATGTCTTTGCCGATGGGACAGCCGAGAAGTCTATCGAGCGTAAATTTGCCGAGGACATGGATCTGGACGACAAGGTCGTAGTCTATGCGAAACTCCCGCGTGGTTTCCAGATTCCGACTCCGGTAGGTAATTACGCGCCTGACTGGGCGATTGCCTTTCAGAAGGGAACTGTGAAACACATTTACTTTGTGGCAGAGACCAAGGGGTCGATGGACAGCATGGATCTGCGTCCTATCGAACAGGCAAAAATTAAATGTGCCAAGAAGCTGTTTAACGAGATTTCAACAGACGATGTGGTTTACGGACAAGTGGATTCCTACCAGAATCTGCTCAGCATGATGAATGCAATCTGAGACCCGTTGAATATAGAAAGAAAGGATTTAATGGAAGGTATATGTGCATTATGTAGGCAGAAAAAGGAGCTGCAGTTAAGTCATATAGTTCCTAAATTTGTCATACGGCATTTGAAAAAGACATCAATTGGAAGTATTAGGGCTCAGAATCCGAATAAAACCGTGCAGGATGGGGAGAAGCACTATATGCTTTGCCATGATTGCGAGGAATTGTTCAGCGCCTCAGAAAAACGGTTCGCAGATAAGGTTTTCTACCCGTGCCTGAAGAACCATGAAACAGAATTTGATGTTGATGAGAAGATTTATTATTTTCTTACATCGCTCTCGTGGAGAAGCTTGTATTTAGACATCACTGATTTTGTAAAGGATGGCTCATTGGAGCGAGATGTCCTTGAATGCATGATTGATTCTGAAGGAATCATGCGTGACTTTCTACTGGGAAAGCGTGCTGATCTTGACAAGATAGAACATCACATTTTCTTCTTCGATAGAGTTCAGTCGACGGATGCCCCTAATAGTGAAGGCATTAATGTAATTGTTCATAGGGAGGTGCAATCATATTCTGCATTTTCGGATGGTACTATATTTACAATTTCCAATCTCATGGGGATTCTTATAGTGACCTTGTATCAGAAAGACAAAAGAGAATCATGGAGTGGAACACAAGTCTATAACAAGCCGGGAAAACTTTATATGACCAATCAAAAAGTCACCAGTCTAGCTATGGACGAGATTAATTACTGGTGCGAGCAGGCAAAAAAGAAGAGACAAGAACTGAGCCCATCAGAGTATCAAAAAATAGTGCAGCGGCTAAAAGATGCTGAAGCAGATATTCAAAACTACCCGATTTATCAAGATGTAGTCGATGACGTTAACCTTCAGATAGATACGGAGGTAAAGAATTAACTTTTAAGGATGTCCGTGAGTCCAGGTTACAATATGAGTGGGAGTAATTACATGGCATATGGAAAAACAATAGAGCTGTTTCTTGTGAACGGCACTGCTGATAGTATCATTACGGCAGAACTTTCGAACTGGAACGGAAAAGCAATAAAGATTCCTCGAATAGAAGTGCAGTCATGCAATAGGGAAGACATAACTCAAGCTGGCGTGTATTTTCTGTTTTGTAAGGAAGATGATGAATCGGATTCGGTTTACATCGGTGAATCTGAAAATGTTAAGGATAGACTTCTGCAGCATATTCGGGATTACCAGGCCGATAAGGAGAAGTATTACTGGACTACAGCTGTAATATTTACAGGACGAGATCTTAATAAAACACTTATTAGATATCTTGAGAATCGACTGGTAGAAACAGCAAAGGACTGTAAAAGATACAAGATCCTTACAAAAAATACCTATGCAAACACTGTAATGAAGGAATCTGATCGTGCTGTAATGGAGGAGTTTATTGATGATATTAAAGTGGTCATCAACGCTCTTGGGTATAAGGTCCTCGAGCCTTTTCTGCAAAAGAAGAACGGAAACGATAGCTCTGATGATCTGCTTTACATATCAACTGGTGCGGCAAAGGCGGAAGGGAAAACCACTACCGAAGGTTTCGTGCTTTTACAAGGAGCTGTCGTTAATGAAAAAATGAATGCGAAGTCAGTAAATGCGGGCATCGTAAAGCTGAGAGAAAAATGCGTTGAGGAAGAGAAGATAAAGGATCTGGTTACCACAGAAGATTTACTTTTCTCAAGTTCATCAGCGGCGGCGGATTTTGTGCTTGGCTATAGCGTCAGTGGGCCGAGAACATGGAAAGACAAGAATGGTAAATCCCTGAAAGAGATTGAAACTGAGAAGAGCGAGTAAACATTTTAATGATACACATACGTTTTAATTATTCTTTTTAAGAACTACGCAGGAGGGTGCAAATGCTTATGAACTATACAAAAGCTTGCAACCCATACAGCATTTTCCGCACCGGTTAACGGAACGAGTGCCATAGGTTGTGCCGAGAAAGTTATATTTTCTGGGCTTTCCCGGCATGTTTCACATTATAGGCTTTGTATCAAAGACGGTCGGAAGATAGAGCGATAAAACGGCTGAGGTTATTTTATGATGGAAAAAACTATAAGGTTGAGACGTCTTGCCTCATCAGTCAGTCCCGACTATGCAGGGTGGAGACAGCTCAGGATCTGTTATAGATTAACTTTGATTACAAGCGAAACTCCGGCTCTTTGACCGCTTTCCGAAGTCGAAGCAACGTGTACAAAAGCACCTATTTTTGCCTTGACCGGTTCCCTTTGACGGGCGGAAAATGGCGATATTTATACGCTAAGCTCGGCGCACGTTGAGACAGTAGCATTGATGTCACGGGTAAAAGGGTGATGTGTCCAGAAAGCCTGATTTTAAGCCGTTTTCAGGATACCAGGCATTTTTCTCTATCGGCATCGGCAACGCACTGAGGAAACATATCCAAGAAGGCTGAAAAACGAATTGTGAACAAAATGTGATGGGATCGTAACTCGTATCTGGATGTCATAGGTTGCGACTTGAAGTTGGATGTCGGGGTACTGAGTGTTGGAGTTGGATGTCAGGTAAATCTGTAGTTAAATGAGGTAGTAGATGGATTTTGTAAATGACAGGGGATGCGATTTCCGATTTTCTTTGCACGACAGCAGAATCAGGAAAATCGCATATGATGGCAACACATTAGCATTGCAGCTGGATCAGTTATTTCAATACACCGAAGATAAGGAAACGGTATTTTCCGGAAAAGTATTATTTGATAAATGTGATTTAGATGAATGCAGTGTCTGGGTGTTTGATGAGACGGTTTACAGGGGTGATTTTTCAGGAAAAGCCATCGGCATGAAGGAATACATGAGACAGTATTCTGATGCAGAGTTTGAAATTATAACGGAGGGATACTTTGGTTATAATACAACACTCACCGGTTGGATCTTTGAAGATGGAAAAGAACCTGTATCAGCCATCATTTATATTTGGAACCGCGGAACTATGACTTATCGGGTAGTCGAATAAATTCCTGTTTCCTGAATTGAGTACACTTACATAGCCGAAACTGACCGATCATCAGCTCCGGCTATTTCTTTGTCCTTTTCTTTTGGCATGCAGGATTTTTACGAGTCTGAATCGGATAATTACAGCTTTATAATGACAATGTGTTGACATCAACCGAATTTCTGCATATACTATATTTGAATGGAGGTGTTCTGTATGGCAACAACAAATTTGAATATTAGAACTGATAAGGCCATTAAAGATCAGGCAGAGGAAATTTTTAATGAGCTTGGCTTGAATATGACAACTGCTGTGAATATGTTTCTGCGAACCGCTATCCGTGAACATGGTATTCCTTTTGAACTGAAACTGGATGTGCCGAATGAAACAACAGCGGCTGCGATTGAAGAAGGAAGAAAAATGATGTCTGATCCTTCTGCGCCGAGATATTCCAGTATGGATGCGCTTAAGGAAGTATTGGGAGTATGAAATATGATGTGCAGTTTACCAATCAATTTAAGAAAGATGTAAAACTTGCAAAGAAGCAAAGCAAAAATCTGGATAAACTGTTTGAGGTAATCGATATTCTGGCGAATGGCGGTACGCTAGATGCAAAATACAGAGATCATGATCTCACAGGTAACTATAAAGGTACTCGTGAATGTCACATCGAACCGGACTGGCTGCTCATTTATGAGATTCGTGGAGATGTGCTTGTTTTAATGCTTTATCGACTTGGCACGCATTCTGAGTTGTTTAAAAAATAAGTTCAAATTCCAGCCTGTCTTTAAGAGCAGATACCCTATTTCGGGGCACCTGCTCTTATGCTTTTATGTCAACGCTGACGCCTGACTTGAACTCCACGGTGAAGTGGTCTGGGTAGATTTACCGCTTACTAAATACTATAGTGGATCAGATAGTGCTGGTCTTTGAACGGCGCTTAATGAATTAAAGAATACAGTACAGACTGCAATTTTATGTATAATCCGAGTAAACATATCAGAAATACTGTCGCTGTAAAATTTAAGCGACACAATTTAAATAAGACTTGCGAAATATTGAATTCTATAATGTGATGTGATAAAGTGTTGTTGTAAGGGACATACAATTCCGTATGTTATCAAAATGTTTTGATCATCATGAACTGACCTCCCCCTCCGGATTGTTCAGATTAATGAACAATCCGGAGGGGGGGTCGTAACATTTCATTATGACGGTTTGCCGGCAGCAGATCAGGCTGGAACATGACGATATTTCATGTGAAAGGAGTCTGATTTTATGGGCAGAGTAAAGAAGAAGCCCGTGCTGGCATTGCTATGTATGGTTCTGTCAATTCTGACGATAATTGCAATGATGCCGGGTATGGCGTATGCGGATACGGACGCGAAGACCGGCGAAGAATCAAAAGAAACACCTGTCGCAGCATCAACAATCTATGTTGATGCAAACCATGGAGATGACACTCAGAAAAATGTTGGAACATCCAGTGATAAGGCATATAAGACGGTAGCAGCTGCAGTAGCTGCGGCTAAAAGCGGGGATACGATCCAGCTGGCAGAGGGGAACTACACCTTGTATGGAGTTAATAGCGATAAGCATACTAAAGGAAAAGATTTGACTTTTGTCGGTGAGGGAACCGATAAGACCAGCTGGAATATAGGCGCAGAAGTGCCTGATCCGGCTAAGTATGGAACTGAGTACAATGGTGATTACAGCTTTGATGGGGCTGGAACCATTACGTTTAAAAACATGACACTTCGTTCTGGCTCAAAAGATTATCTCGGCTTTATTCGTGCAGGAAATACGGTTGTTGATAATTGTGTTATCAATGGAAAGACTTTCTATTGGGGTTATAGGTCCGCGATTTTCAGAAACACTACGTTCAATGCGCCGGAGAGAGACTATGCAATCTGGACATACAGTTCGCCGAAGATGACCTTTGATGGGTGCACATTTAACACGTCGGGAAAAGTTATCAATGTCTATACCGATTATTCTGCGGACAAAACAGATTTCAAGGTTAATTATAAGGACTGCACAGTTAATAATACCGCTGATCCTTCGTCTTCAAAGCAGGCGATGAACATCAATGACAGTAACAAGGGAATTTACAAATATTATATTAATATATCCGGAAACAATACTGTAACTGGGCTGCCTACGGATAAATTAACCTGTTCTAAGCTTTTCGGTTTTAGTACGAAGGCCAGCACGAACAATACAGGCAGAACGCTCGTAAAAGTCAATGACAATGATGTTTTCCAGGACGGCAAAATGATCAACGCCAAGGCCTATCATGAGGACAGTAATGGTGCTTGGGGAACGATTGATCATCATATTAACACCACCACGAGCGATTGGACGACAGATAACGACGGAAGAAGGGTACGAACCGTAACTAAGACATGTTCAGATTGTGGTTATACAGAATCTTATCAGGAATATTATTCTGAACCGATCATTATACCGGAAGAGCACACCATCACCTTCCAGCCGAATAACGGCCAGCCGACCTTTACGCAGACCGTTCCGGACGGCGGGCAGGCAGTTGTGCCGGATCAGCCGACAAGAAAAGGATATACTTTTGAGGGCTGGTACACCGACAGTGAATTGACCAAGGCCTACGATTTCAGCACGCCAGTTAATAGCAACTTCACCCTGTACGCAAAATGGACTCCGGAAAAGGTTACGCCGACTCCGAAGCCAAAGCCGGTTAAGAAGAAGGTTACCGGTATTCTTCTTCCAAAGGTCATCGCAAAGGGTAAGCACACCCAGGTGCTGACCTGGACAGCACTGAAGAATGTGGACGGCTACTTCATCTACACCAACCTCTGTGATGAAGATCAGGGCAGGATCCCGCATCCGTTCAAGAAGGTTGCCGACTACAAGGCATCAAAGGCGCGTGTCTACACAAAGAAGAATTTAAAGACTTATCGCAACTATAAATACTATGTTGCTGCATATAAGATCAAGAACGGCAAGAAAGTAATTGTCAGAAACAGCGTCACCGTCCACTCCGTCTGCGGAAACACCAGCGCGCGCAGCACGAACGTAAAGGCGGTAAAGGCTGCAAAGCATTCGATCACATTAAAGAAGGGCCAGAGCTATAAGCTTAAGGCTTCTGTCTATAAGATCAACAAGAGCCGCGCATTCCTGGATACAACGCACTGCGGACTGATCCGCTACCTGTCCAGAGATAAGAAGATCGCGACGGTAGATTACAATACCGGAAAGATCAAGGGCGTGAAGGCAGGAACGACTAAGGTATATGTACTTGGAGTAAACGGAATTCGTGACAGAGTTACGGTTACGGTAAAGTAAAATCGTTATAGCTTCCTGAAAATTCGAGGCTGCTGCACAAGTGACGGAGATCACTGTGCGGCAGCTTTGTTTTCTTCTGGTTTCGGGATTTCCGGGAGGGTAGAGATTGGATGTTCGGAAGATAATCGGTTTATTCATTGATTGTAATTTCTACGCCGGACTTGAACTCCACGGTGAAGTGGTCGGTGAAGACGGTGATTCTGTCGATCAGCCTTCGGACGAGGGCTTCGTCAAACTCGGTGATCTCGGTGGACTGGGCGGCGATAAAGTCCTGCAGTTCCTTGACGCGTCTCAGGTTTTCCTTCTGTGTCTCCGCGTCCATCTGGGACTGTTGCTTCTGGTTGCGCAGCCGGAAGATCTCGTCGGCGATGGCATCGTAATCCTGCTTGTCGTTCGCTTTCTCGATGAGCTCCTTCTGCAGCTCCTCAAGGCGTTTGTCGATGCCTTCAGGGGAGAGGGTGCCAGAGCCTACGACAGCCTTCGCGACATTTTCCTGTATCTGCTTGATGAAGGAATCGCTGTCTTTGCAAAGCCTATTGATCGCTTTCAGTGAGATTTCCTTGAGGAGGTCTTCGTTTACCGTCCGGTTTGTGCAGTTGTCTTTAGCAGAGGAAGGTTCGAGTCTGCTGATGCAGCGCCAGACGATGGACTTCTTGCCACGGTTGTTCCAGTGGATGCGCCGGTAGAGTTCGCCACACTCTCCGCAGCAGACGATCTGGGAGAAGCAGTTGTTGCCGGAGAAGCGGCGCTTCTTTCCGGATTTCGTAGCATGGACGTTCCGGCGGCGAACAAGCTCCGCCTGGACCTGCATGAAAATCTCTTTCGGAATAATCGCTTCGTGGTCGTCCTCGACATAGTACTGCGGGACGATGCCGGTGTTCTTGACGCGCTTCTTGGTAAGGAAGTCTGTGGTATAGGTCTTTTGAAGCAGAGCGTCACCCATGTATTTCTCGTTCCTCAAGATTTTGTTGATTGTGCTGTCATACCATTTCGTCTTGCCCGCTCCGGTGAGGACGCCGTCGGCCTCCAGGTGCTGGCAGATCTTCTTCATGCTGCAGCCCTCGAGGTATTCGCGGTAGATGCGTCTGACGACTTCGGCCTGCTCGGGATCAATGACCAGTTTCCCGTTCTCGTCTTTCGTGTAACCGAGGAAGTGGTTGTGATTGACCTGAACCTTTCCCTGCTGGTAGCGGTACTGGAGCCCTAGCTTCACGTTCTGGGAGAGGGACTGGGATTCCTGCTGGGCGAGGCTCGCCATGATCGTGATCAGGACCTCGCCTTTGGCGTCGATTGTGTTGATGTTTTCTTTTTCAAAATAGACGGGGATGTTCTTGTCTTTGAGCTGCCTGATGTACTTCAGACAGTCCAGTGTGTTACGCGCAAACCTGCTGATGGACTTCGTGATGATCATGTCGATGTTTCCGGCCATGCATTCATCGATCATCCGGTTGAACTGTTCACGCTTTTTGGTGTTGGTTCCGCTGATGCCGTCATCCGCAAAAATCCCGGCAAGCTGCCAGTCCGGATGGTTGTTGATATACTCGGTGTAATGATTGACCTGCGTCTCGTAGCTGGTTTCCTGTTCATCGGTATCTGTGCTGACACGGCAGTAGGCTGCAACACGCAGCTTCGGTTTTTCTGCCTGTTTGACGTTATTTCCCATCTGCCTTCTTGCTGGAATGATTGTAATATTTCCCATTGGTTATTCCTCACTTTCAATCAGGCTGTAGAGGTATTCGGCCTGTAGTTTCGGATCCTCGTATTGTATCTCTGCTTTCGCCAGGGAAAATTTTGTCGGGGCGGCAGGTACGGCTGGCTGCGTTTTCTTGTAGTTCCTTCCGAGAACAGTTGAGCGCCTTTTGATTTCGGCAGCTGCGTTCTCGTAGGTTTGCCGGTCGATCAGAGCCGGGTAGAAATCATCTCCGGAGTAGTGGGGATTTTGCAGAATGCGTTTGGCTGTTCCGTGATAGGTTTCGATTCCGGCTTCCTTCGCTGCTTTGACGAGTGACATCCCCGAGAGATAGTTTGCATAGAGCTGTCGTATTTTAGCGGCGGCATCTTCGTCGATGACCGCGTGTCCGTTTATTATCTTGTAGCCGAATGGCGTGTGTCCCATATCCTCACATCCTTTCATGCAGAGACAATCCGCATTTAAGTTCAAAGCTTACTTCCTCACGCGAGATCACGATTTTTGATTTACACTTAAAACTGACCCAGGATTTACGCGTAAAACTGACCCACCCTGGTGACCTGGCATTGATGCCGGTGACTGGATTTACATCTGGAAATTTACGTTGAATATTGACCCACCTGACAAGGATTTAATACACTCTTCCTGTTGCAAATAATCTAAACGACAGGAGGATGAAAGGAAGTGTATCACTTGCAGCAATGGGCCGCAGTTCAGGAACTGCACAGAAAAGGAATTTCAATTCGTGGTATTGCAAGGCAGCTGGAAATGTCGCGCAATACGGTCAGAAAACTACTGAAAGCAAAGGAGGAACCGCATTATCGAAGATCCTGCTACTCATCTCGTCTGGATCCCTACAAGGATCAGATCCGGGAATGGAGATGCAGGCCGTATGAATTCAATGGAACAAGGATTTTCCGGGAACTGAAAGCCAGAGGATATGACGGAAGCATCGGCCCCGTGTATCGTTATCTGCGGAGGATTGATGAAGACACAAACGGGCTGATCTCTTCCAAGGCAACTGTCCGGGTAGAGACTCCGCCGGGTGATCAGGCCCAGTTCGACTGGTCTCCGTATCAAATGGAAATTGGAGGAAGAATTCAAAAGGTATACTGCTTTTCCATGATTCTTGCCTGCAGCAGAAAAAAAGCTATTCTGTTTTCCCTGAAGGATGACGCAGATGCGATCTATGAGGCCATCCAGGAACTTTTCGAAGATCTTGGAGGTGTCACACTGGAACTTCTGATCGATAATCCCAAGGCGCTTGTTCTGGAGAATAATCCGAAGAGCCAGGATGAAGTCCGTTACAATCCACACGCTCTGCTTCTCGCAAAGCATCTCAGCACCGAGCTGAATGCCTGCCCCTGCTACTGGCCGAGGAAAAAGGGCAAGGTCGAACGGCCATTCCAATACATAGAAGAGCAATTTGTCAAAGGCCGGGCATTTGCGACGATGGAAGAACTCAATGCGTCGGCGAAGCGGTTCATTGACGAATGGAATGGACAGAAGCATACGACGACAGGCCGTATTCCGAACGAATACTATCTGCAGGAAGAAAAAGCAGCGCTGCTCCCACTGCCGGAAAACCGGTATCACCTGAAGGAAACACAAAAACGGATCGTAAGTCCGGACAGCTATGTCAGTATCGGTGCCAGTAAATACAGTGTTCCGGTGCAGTACGTAGGCAAGAGTGTGCGATTTCGGATCATTTACGGATTTCGCATCATGATCTATGACCGAAAGGAACGATTCATTCTTTCTGTGGAGCAGGCAGATGAAAAGGGAACTGTTGTCATGGATCCGGAGCACTACCGTGATATTGCTTCGAAAGTCAGCACATCCATCCCACAGATCCGCAGGGACTTTACGCAGTTTTTCGAAAACGGAAAGCGATATCTGGACGCGGCAGATCGGAAATTTGATCAGCCGACACATCATGCAAGAAAGATTATGGAATTAACGGATCTGTATGATTCAGACGTGCTGGATTACTTTATCGGCAGAGCGGTCGATGAGCAATGCATGGATATACGTTCGTTCCGTTCAATGCTTAAAACGGAGAGCCAGAACGCACTTCGCAAACTGCAGTGTGATCAGAATCAGAACAGTCATACTACAGAGAAACCACTGAAAGACGAAGATCAGATGATGATTCGTGATCTCGGCTATTATGAGGCAGTTACAGGGGGAAATATGACGCATGGAGACTGA